AGCGCCGGAGCCATCTGCTCCATATTTTCAAGCTGCTGCTGCTGTGCCTGCGCCGCGGCTCGTTCCTGCCGCATCTTCTGCACGTCGTCCTCGTCCCGAAGTACGCTTTCCGGCGTGCCGGTGAGGGAAGCGTGCTTTCTGATTGCGTCGTCGAGGTTGAGGTTGTCCATAACGTCCGGGGAAATGCCCGCAAGATTTCCGGCAAGGGAAAGCGTTCTTTCGATGGCCGGAGTGGCAACGGCTTTCTGCGCCTGCGCCAAGAGGGAAATGAACTCGGCCTTGATTGTCCCTTCCTGCCCTTCCAATTCTTGCGGCATCGGTGGGAATAAGCCGTTCCGAAGGCAAATCTCAAAAGCCCTCTTTGTCAGCGGAGCTAATACCTCGTTGTGCATCTGCTCCAAGACGGGGGACAACATAAGGAGTTTTTCTTCGTGGCGCTCCGCCACTTCACGCGCCGTCATTTCGGGGGTGTCGTTATTGGCAAGCATTACAAAAAGGTCATTGAAAAAAGCAGCCCCGATTTGAGACTGCTTGAATTGAATCGTCTGCAATACTTCCTCGCGACTCCCCGTCGCCTCGAACAAAGGCCGGATTCCCGCCCCGATGGTTGGATCAGGGACAAGGGTCTGCTTGCCCGGCAATCGGTTGACCTTGCCCACGGACGCAGGGACAATCATAGGCGGATTCGCCCTGTTTTCGAGAAGCTGCATATTGACGGTTTCCAGCTTTTGGAGCTGCATACAATTCCCAAGGGCGTTATGGCCGGGGCCTGTCCCGTATATCCCGTTGGCAATCGTCGTCCAACGAGGCATCAGGAAAGGACACTCATGATACCCGGATATCTTCAAGAATTTTTCCTGCGCCGTGCTCTCGAAGTAGTACGACCGCCAGGGGAAATTGCCAACGCCGAAAGCATCGGGATCATAATTTGGGTTCCGCTCTATGAGCATCTGGACCTCGAAATCCGTCTTTTCGTCGTTTTGGCTATACGCCGTCTTGACCGCATCAGAAACCACGTCAAGGCCGAACTCGTCAACCATCTGCCAAGCCTTGAGCCGCATCTTTCGCGCCAGCTTCGCCATGCGCCCCCGTGCGTCCACGTCCCCGGCATACTCGCCGCAGGTGTACGGGCGACACCATATCGCCGTGCTGAAATCCTCAAGCATGAGCGCCCCAGCCGTGCCGAACTGGGAAAGCTCCGCCTCGATCTGAAGCAAGGTATTATACACATTCGACTTTGCGTAGATATCCATGAGAATATCCTTGCAATCGTCAAGCCATAGCTTAACGGTATGATATGAGGCCAGCTCATCATCAGCCAGCCCCAGCTCAAACCACGGCCTAGAGGGGGAAGTCAGGCCGCTATGCAAACCCGCCGCGCATTTCCCGTGCGCTTCCATGGGGTACGGGTCCAACAGGAAATAGTCTCGCCGCTTGCCTTCGCTTGTGCGGTTGTCTTCGTCGAAACGACCACGGGCAGGATTGATGTACCGGGAGAGCTGCCGCCAGGTGTGCTCCTGCTGCTGCCTCTCTTCGTACATCTGCGCCACGATCCGACGTTTCTTCTTGAGCAAATCCGCATCAGCTAGGACGGCCTGCAACAGCCCGTCCATGGTTACTCACCAAGCAGACGCTTTGCAATCGACGCCGCCGCGCTGGACACTTGCCCGGACGCAAGAGCGTTCTGCATTCCCGCGCCGGTGTTCGTGCTACGGCGTCCGCGAGCTTGCGCGAGCTTTGCGCGTGTCTTCTGCCGCTCCGTGTCCGTCTCGCTCTCCGTCTGGACCGGGGACGAGGACGGGGCCGACGACTGATAGACGGGTTTTTCTACCGTGACGGTCTCGCCGCCTCCGCCGCCTCCGAAAAGCTGCAAATCAAAATCAATCTTCATTAGTATTCCTCCTTCGTATAGTCCGCTAAAGGATCATATCTTTCTTCGTCCTCGTCGTGATAGTGGTCCCACTTTGACGGGGTATAAATTGGCATTGCAAACGTCAGGGCGAGAGAGTCGGCCAAGTCCGGGGACTTGCCGATCTTCTCCTTGACTTTTTCTTTCGGTTCCAAGATGATTTTTCCGTTCCGGGCAAAGCTATACTCAACAACGGATAGTTCGCTCTTGAGCGTCGGCTCGTTCGGCAGCGCCCCGCCGCCCTCAAGCCATGCTTTGAGTTTAAAATACATTTCCGCCCGTAGGTTGGCGTATCGGTCCGCATCTTGGGGCGATCCGGCAAAATTGACTTCCGTGACGTTGTAGTGCAATTGCCGCACCCGGTCAACGACCCCCGCACCCATAGCGCCAACGTCAACGAAGACGGCGGCGGGCTTGTGGGTATTGATTGCATTTATCAGCACGTCCGCCGCCTGCATGGTGTCAAGGCCACGATAAACGGCAGGCTTGTGACAGTGCAATCCATGTCGCACGGTCAAGACGGTCGAATCATCCCCGAATCGGGCAACGTCCATTCCAATGATTACGGGAGCGCCAACAACGTCAGCCTCTGTCAGGGTCCGCTTTGCCGCTTCCGTGACCAGGTCGATGGGGATTACAACGTCAGACGCGCTTGCGGAGAAATCACAATACAACTCCTGGCGTATCGCCATAGGCGTCATATCTCGCTGCATGTCCTCCAATTCGTCAGGCGGTATAATGCCGGTCTCGTCGACTCGGTAGAGACACGAGAACCAGTTATCATCATTCAAGGCCCGCTGGTACATTTCGTAGAATTGATTCTGCCCGCGCGGGGTACCAATGAAAACGGCCCACCCTTCACGATCTGAGAGGGCCGGCCTTAAAACCTCGTCCCATAATTCCTTTTTGATTTGCGCGTACTCGTCGAGAATAGCCCCGTCGAAATATCCACCGCGCAATGCGTCAGGATGGTCCGCGCCAACGATATAGATCCTCGCGCCCGATCTATTGGCGTGCGTGCTTGGCAGTTCTATATATAGCTCGCTCTCGTTTACTTTGCGTTTAGGAATAACAGAGGAATAATATTTGAGATATTCCCAGGCGATCATTTTGGCCTGATTGCGGAACGGCGCTATATATGCGTAGCGCGGGCTTTCACGCTTGCAGAGCAGCGCCTGTTTTAACATTTGATTCACGGTCCCGACCGTTTTGCCAAAACGCCTATGGCAGACCAGGACGGCAAAGCGGTACTTGTCAAGGGCCGGGTGTATTACGCTTTCCCATATTGGCCGAGGTGTGTACGGAATTGTAATTTTCATTTGTCGTCAGCCTCGCCTGCTTTGTCAGCTTTCGCGCCCCACTCGAAAGAGACTTTGCCGCTGCCGTCCGCGCTTATTTCGGTGTCGCGCTTATCACGCCAACGCGTAGACCGGCGATTCTTCAGCCAAAATATCTGTGCTGTAATATTGCCCTCAACAGCGGCCTTGTGCAATGCGTCCTCTACTGCGTCGTCAGCCATATCAGCCCCCGTTTTTAGGGCGTCATCTATGACAGGATATCTTTTACGCCATTCATAAAGAACTTGACGACTCGTCCCCAGCATTTTGGCAATGGTGGACAATGTGACGCCTTTTGCAGCAATTTCTTTCAGTTCTTTAAGTTTCTTCGGCGTAGTCCAAGATTCAGCCATAGACGGAGAAGCGCCAACACCTCGAACGCGTCCCATTGTTAACACCACCTTTCAACCTGATAAATAAAAATTATCCACAGGCTTGTTGATAACTCTGTGGATAACATTGTGGATAACTCCTATATAGTATATATAACCGCGCACACACGCGCGCGCACGGCCGCCGCTGCCGCGGCGGCTGCTCTCTCTCTTTCTCTTTACTCTTTCTTTATTCTCTCTTTTATTCTTTCTCTCATTCTTTCTTTTCTTTGGTTCTTTCTTTTCTTTCTGTCTCTCTTTCTGCTTTTCTCTCTTTTTCTTTCTCGTTTCTCTTTCTCTCTCTGTAAAAGGTCAAAAAGAAAAACCGCCGAAGCGGTTAACAAAGAGGAGGCTTTTCACTACTGCAAAAATTTACTTGTGGACATTATACCAGAGATTTTCAGTTCTTATTGTGGCAATAAGAAAAAATTTTTATATCGAATGGTTTTCTATATATTCATCCATAGCCTGCAAAACAAACTGCCGAAGCGGCAAGCCGAAATGATCAGCAGCGTTTTTATAATGTTCATGCTCTTCCGGCTGCACTCTAATAGAAATGGGCTTCAATTTTGCCTGGTATCGTTTTGTCGCTTCCTTTGCTGCATCCGTGTACGGCATTTATAGCACCCCCTTTTTATCATTATATAACATGCCGATATTATCAGCAAGAAAAACTTTTTGAAAAAATTTCAAAAAACCTCTTGACATGTTATATATAACGTGTTATATTATAGCCAAGAAAGGCGAGGGGCTTCCCCTCAAGGATAATATATAACGTGTTACATATTTAAAGGAGGTTTTTCAAATGGCAAAAATGATCAACCTGTCGGACCTTATCAACAAGGCGAACGGCAAAGCAACCACGGAAGAAAAGGAAGCGGCGAAAAAGGAACTCCGCAAGCATTACAAGGCAGCCGCCGCGCAGCTTCACCCGGATCACGGCGGAGACGCAGATGAAATGGCGAAACTCAACGAAGAGTATCAGACGAAAGAAGCCCTGCTCAACCTTGCCGACGAACTCCGCGAGGCGGTCGAAGCAATCATGAACCTGCCCGGAATCAATATCGAGGTTTGCGGCTCTTGGGTGTGGGTGTCCGGCGATACGCGCGAAGTTAAGGATCAGCTCAAGGCCGCCGGTTATCGGTGGGCGCGCAAAAAGGTAATGTGGTATTTCCGCAGCGAAGAAAACGCACACTATCACCGGGGCAAAGGCGCGACGATGGCGCACATCCGCGAGAAGTACGGCAGCGAAGAACTGAAGAGCGGCGGGGCGCGTGCCCTGATCGCATAAGGGGGCGGGAAAAATGAAGTATACGGAATACGGACTCTGCGTAGGGCTTGACGAACTAGAAAAGATGCTCGAATACGCAAGAAACCGCGTTAAATATGGGAACATGGAACCCTGTATATATATCAAAGGCGGGGACAAGCCGAAAATAACACAATACTGCTGCTACGCAGAATGCAACCCGATTGATCACACTTATGGCGCGAAATAAGCCGAAACGCCCCCTTCGGGGCGTCTACTGGGGGCGGCCTTCCCGGTACTGATGATGGCAGGCCAACAACAAGGAAGGAGGATAAATTATGTATAGCGTATCGATTTACACACGGCCACACTTTGAAAACACGCCGGACGGAATCACTACTAAATATGACGTAACCGTTACAGATTGTTACGGCGTCGATTTAGCAAAAACGGGCTTACTGCTGGAAAAAGAGATAAAACCGATTTTCCGAGCAATCAATAAACACTATCATAAAATTTTAAGGAGGTATTGAAAATGGCAGACAACGAAAAGATCATGGAAAAGATTCGCGCCCTACTGGAAAAGACCGTGGAAAACGGCGCGAGCGAAGCCGAGGCAATCGAGGCCGCTAAGATGGCGCAGCGACTTATGGCAAAGTACAAGATCAGCGAGATCACGACGGAGCAAAAGGAAGAGATTGACAGCACGGAAATGGATATTTCCCGGCAATGGCAGGCGCAGCTTGCGCACGTTCTCGCAAAAAACCTTTGCTGTCGTGTGGTCCTTACCCATTCCGGCAGCCGCAAGACTCGATTTGTCGTCATGGGGCGCAAACAAGATCGGGAAGTATGGCAGCAAATGTTTGAAACGTTCTTTATCCTGATTTACAAAGGAGCGAAGGAAGAGCGGGCAAAGGCGAAGGAACTCTACGGACACGTGCAGGACGTTGAAACTTCTTATGCAATGGGATTTATCAGGGCAATCGGCGAGGAACTCGGTCAGCAGTGCCGGGCGCTTGCCTTGGTAATCCCGGACGAGGTAAACCTTGCAACCCACCGCCGTTTCCCACACCTTGGGAAAGGACGCAGCCGGACGATCAGCGGAAACAGCGCGACACGCACGGCGAACGCCAACGGCTACAGCGACGGAAAAACCGCAGCCGGACAAAAGCGGATCAGCGCGTAAAGCAGAGCAAGCAAAAGGGCGGGCACATGCCCGCCCAACAACCAAAGGAGGTTATTTCCATGTTAGACTTTGAAAAAATGAGAGCCGCGCTATTATTTGAGCAGAAACGCCTTAAAATCATCATCGAAACGCAGGAAAGACTTATTCCCTATATGGAGAAAATGGACAAGAAAATATTTAATAAAAAGATTGTCGATTATCTCAACGAAGTGGACGCGATCCACGCTTATATATATAACTGCTACGACCGGAAAGAGCTTGTAATCTCACATAAAGATTTGCCATATAATTACAATACTCTTTTCTGGAATATGCAAAGCGATTATTGCAACGAAAAAAGATTCTCTTTTGAGAAATTCAAAGAAACAATGATGAAGAGAATCAAAAGCAGCCGCGCCGAACTTGCCGCCATCGAAGCTGACCTTGCAGACGGCGAGAAACGCGCCGAAGAATTTAACTATGTGCAGCAGTATTATATCC